AAATTAATTTTGTTAGTGTTTTAGCAGCATCCTTTTTATCAAAAACAGAAACTGATGGACGATTTGCTAAAGATTGAATTGCTTTAATTAATGACTCGTTATTACTTCCTGACATTAATTTAAGTAACTCAATGATGACATTAAGCTGGCTACTATTGTCAACAACTGGAGTATTAACTACTAACTGTTGTTGAACTGCTCTCATATCTCTAAATATCTTCGCATTAGCTGGAATACCACCAGTCCCATCGGCATATTTAGGGATAAGTTGTGCTGTTTTGCTAGCTTTTAAAATTTTCGTTCCTTTAGGCAGTGGCATTGTCACATCTCGACCTTCTGGAATAAAACTTACTCCATTAGGAAGGCTGATTAATTCCTTATAGGTCGGCCCTTTTTGGTCATTAACCATAGCAAGTCCGCCTGGATGGTATGGTGTACCTTGCGCATTGTTTGTTTTATTTATGATTAAATCAATTGTTTTTGAAGTCGGAATATCACCTAAGAATCCACTCAATGTTTTTCTTGCTCCACTGTCATTGGCATCAATTCCTACAGTTTTACCTTGCAATGCAGCAATTGTTGCGGCAGCGCTATTTACTCCTTGTCCTGTATTGTTGTTTGCACCAAGTGGTACCGTTTTTCCTTGTAGTGAATCAATAATAGCTTGAGCGTCCATTTTTGGCTTTAAAGTCAGGTTTTGCGCTAAAAGTTTTTTTTCTTCTAGAGTAGCTTTATTCCATGCATCTAAAATAGCCGATGCATTTGCTTCGTTGTTAATGAAATTTGAATTGTCTCCCAGTAATTTTTTCACTTCGTCAGGAATACTATTCCATTCATTTAATTTTTGTTGAGATGCAGCAATGGCAAGCAATCCTTGTTGATTGTGTATAAAAAGCTCTTTATCTTTAGGGGATAGGCTATCCCATTGACCGCTAGCGATAACTGCTTCTAAAATTGAAGCTTTAGCATTAGTAGATAAATTAGCATGCTTCATCACAAATTGAATTTGTTCCCAACCACCTTTTTGTTTTAATGTATCGGCGACCACTTGAGCTGCATTTGTTGTAACTTTCCCTGTCTTAGGGTCAAGAACCAGGCTATTCCATGTATCATCTGCTTTTTTTACATCGCTACTCATATTTTTAGCATATTGGGCAAGCAATTTAGAACTATCGCCAAGCTCTTGGGTGCTGCTTTTAGCTCCACTTCCTGCTTTTTTTAACATTTCTTCGAAATCTAATCCGTAATTAGCAAATTGCTCCGACTGCCTTCTCATATAAGCACCATATGATTGAGTCCCTTTTTGCATATTATCTATAATCACTTGTTGGGTAGCCGCTAAATCTACACCATACTTTTCCATAATTTGTTTATGCTGATTATTATATGCTTCCGTAGTCTCATTATATTCCTGAGCACTCATTTTCCCGTTTTCGAAAAGTTCTTTAGCAGCTGCCATTTTCTTTTTATAGCTATCATTCTCACTATCCATTAATTTCGTTAAACTGTCAGAAACATTATTGGCAGTTTCTACTGACATATTAGTCATATCACCATTTAAAGCCTTCATAACAGCCGTTTTTTTGCTTCCAGTTATTTTCAAAGCATCTAACTCTTGACCGGCTATTACGTTCTGGTCAGCTATTATCTTAGAATTTTCATCAGCTGTAATTTGTCTATGATTTTTTGCAGCATTTTGATAGATATTAGTCATATCATCTGTCGCCGCTTTAATAACATCCTTTGCTTTAGAACCGCCTTGCTTAAGATTTTTTATTTGATCATCAGACCAACCTAAAATTTTAGCATCATCAATTAATTTTTGTGTGGCTGCATCAATATCACTATTAGCGGCAGTTCCCATATCAGCAATAGCTTGCTTAACATCATTGAAAGCTTTAGGGCCAATAGCTCCAAATTTTTCAGTAGCTGTTTTTAAGCCTTCTACTTTTTCTTCAAAATTTTTAACTTTGTTGTAAGTTTCGTCAGGAACATTAATTGTTCCGAATACATTATGCTTATCTTCTAATTTACTTACTTGATCAAGTACCCCAATAATCAATCCAGCTAAACCTGCTGTACCTAATGCACCAACCGCTATAGGAGAGATTCCAGCTAGAATAGGAGAGATACCACCTAGCTCTGCAGCTAACCCTCCTGAGCCTCCTACTGCTTTTGCCGCTAATCCTGCTTCTGTAGTTATCCCTTCGAGTGCTAATTTACCAGCACCTCTAGCCCCAAATCTTGCCAGACCACCAGTAACTCCAGACAGAATACTTGTTAATCCACTTAAAGCTTTCGCTGTTGGAGCAACTGCGGCCGCTGCTATTGCCATTTTAATGATGAATTGTTGAGTCTCTGGGCTTAATTTTGAAAACGAGCCTGCCAAATTATCTATTTCTTTAACAACTGGAATGATTGAAGGTAGGAGCTTTTGACCTAAATCAATTGATAAAACTTCCAAAGTCGCTTTAGCTTTATTAAAAGCATTCTTATCAGAATTGTTCATTTGGTCTGCAAGCTTTTTAGTATAACCAGTCGCATTTTGAGTTTCTTTGGTTAAGTTGCGTAATGCATCTCCGCCTTGGTTAATCAGCACGTTCATACCTGTTTGAGCTTCTACACCAAAAGCTTTAGCAACTAATGAACTTTTTTCTGCATCTGTCATACCTTCGGTATGTTTTTTGATGGTATCGAGCATATCAGGTAAACCGATATTTCCTTTTTTCCACTCATCGATATTAATGCCAAGTTCTTCAAAAGCTGCCGAAGATTGTTTAGTAGGTTTTAACAAGCGAGATAGAGCGCCACGAAGTGATGTACCAGCTTTTTCGCCTTCGATACCATTATTTGAAAGCAATCCTACTGCAGCAGCGGTTTGTTCAACATTCATACCTAAAGAGTGAGCAACGGGCCCGACATATTCCATTGCCACACCCATATCTTCAAAACCCGCAGAGGTTTTATTAGCTACAAATGTCAAGCTATCCGTTACTCGTTGGGTATTTTTCATCATGGATGCTGTATCTTCAGTCTTTAAACCAAACTGTTCAAGAATAGCAGTTGATGCAGACATTACTGTTCCGAAATCTTCCCCTGAGGCTCTTGAGGCATCTAATACTGCTGGCATAGCCCCAACGGTTTGATTAAAATCATAACCGCGTTTAATCATTTCTTCCATACCATCATTGATAGATGAGGTATCGATACCGTATTGTCTAGCCCATTGTTTAGATTTATCTGATAAAGTATCCATTTGCTTAGAAAGGACATTTGCTGGTGTTCCATCTGATAACAAAGCTTGGATTTCAGTCATCTTGCCATTGAAATTAGTTGCTGCTTGAATTCCTTTCGCAAATGTTGCAGTTATAGCAATTGAAGCAGGCATAGCTTTTGAAGCAATTGAACTTAAACCTGAGCTTACTTTTCCTAGTCCAGAAGACATTTTAGGCAAGATAGAGGTTTGTTTATATTGCTCAATCGCCGCATTTTTTAATTGAGCCTGGTATTGCATTAATTGTGCATTTGCACGAGAAATATCAGTCGCATATTTTTGAGTGCTAGAGCTTGCTTTTCCGTCAATTAGTGAACCATTGTAAGATTTTTTTAGTAAATCTAATTGCCTTTTTTGCGCCTCAATAGATTTTGTTAGAACTTCCATTGGGCTTTTAACTCCGTCAACACCTTTCCCAAATGTTGAAAATGATGTTTGAGAAGTTTTTAAATCATTTTTTAAGGCTGCTAATTGCTTATTAACTCCAGTAACACCCTTTGCGAAGCTGGAATCATCAAAGCCCATTTCAATTATCATTTTACCTAAAGGTGTATCTGCCATGGCTTTCTCCTTGAACTTTTATCGTTAATTCAAGGATAAACAAAAAACGCCCTTAAAAAGTAGCGTTTTTATATTAGTTATCCATTAAAAACTTGTCGTTCCATAGTTACTAGAATCTCACCGTGACTATTCCCTGTCATTATACCTTCTTGTCGCCATGTGTTTTCCACCATAGATATTACTTTCCAGCCTTGTCTAGCAAATGCGTTTAACATTTCCTCCATAGGTTTTGTTTTTGTATCTCCAATCATCATACGATCACGAAACTTCAATACCTTATATTCAAACTTAGGAAGATTGGTGTAAAATTCTTTAATTCTTTCGTTTCGTATATCTTTATCTTTATTGGATATTTCTATTTTTGTTAATTCTTGTAGAGCATTTCTTTGGCTCTGTAACTCTTCTAAATCTATATTTACATCTTTTAAAAAATCTACAAAATTAATCTGAGAGTGCAAAAGAAAATTATAACTTAAAAGTTTACTTACTATTTCTTTAACTCCTTCTTGAGTTATGTCTATAGCAATTACATTTTTACTATTTTCTATGAATTTGTTGTATAAGTCTTTGTCTGCGAATATAGGTTTTTTTATATTAATTGCAGTCTCTTTAACCTCATCAAAAAAATATCTAATTTCCATATCATACTCCAGTATTTTTTATTTAATTATATCTCTTTTTTAAATAAAAAAACAGCTCATAAGAGCTATTTTTAATTTAATGACTGCCCAAATTCCCAAAGCGATAATACTTTTTCTTGTTTAGGCTCATCTACGCTACCATCTTTTGATATAATTTTTGCACCAACCACAGAAACAACTGTAGAAAAATCATTACTAAGGATATCTGCCAAAGTATATGAACCAGTCGATACTAGCGTTTTTACAAAGTCTAGAAATTCAGAACGAGCTTCTGAGACTGTCATTGTTCCTTTTTTTCGTCACCCGTAACTTCTTTTGAACCAGTAATCGTTTCAAAAACATCTTTAATGAAATTTTGCAATCCCCAAGCAGGTACACTTGCTAAAATTGATTCTTCCGTTACCTTTGAACTATCGAATAAACCAGCGATGAAATTAATCCGTTTTTTATAAACGTCTGAAATAGACATCTTATCAACGTTTTTTTCAATTTCAACTGCCATATCCCAATAATCAAGAAGCTTTTGACCGCTAACATGTTCTTGAGTAACAGTAAACTCACCGTCTTTATCACGAAGAGTAATTGATAACTTAGTCATTTATTTCACCCTCCTGCTACCATTAAAGCATCAGCTTTAATTTCTGCAATACCAGCTGCATCAGTAGGAGCTCCAGTTCCTACAAAGGTAGAGTAGTACAATCCGTTGTCATCAGAACCAATGGCAAAGCTAATAGCTTCTGATGGAAGTTCACTTTGTTTGCCTTGTAATGAATTAAACTCAAGACCATCAGATGAGAACATTCCATCCACAAATGCCATTAAATATGGATGACCTTGAGGTGTTACATCTTCCAATAGAATCGAGCAATATGGAGAAGTGCGATCTGCAGTAGCTTTGTATACACCATTAGTAGATGCAACAATTCCAAGCACTGCATTTTTAATTTTTTCAGGGAAGTCCATGATATCGAACTCAACTTTACCATCTCCAACTCCTTTTCCTGAAATGGAGTATACTTTATTTGAAGAATAAGATTTTACGGCATCAACCGCTAATCCTGATACTTTAGCGGAAACCATACCACCATTATCTTTTTTTCCCTCGATAACAAACTGAGTTTTATCAGGAACTGCAGTTTTACCATCTTTTATACGAATTGTTAAACGTTTAAAACCAATAGGTACTGACATTGTTTTTTCCCTTATTTTCAATAATTTTCGTAAAGATTGCTATTGCCTTCATAAAACCGAGCATCCACATATCTTTTTGTATCGCTAAAATATTCATCTAGTCCGCCATTCATCTGAAAGAATCCTTTTGTTTTTAGAATATTTTCAACTGTATTTTGTAATTTTTTTACTGTTAATCGGTCAATTGCCTCTATGCTGACCTGATAAACAAAATGTTTAGCTAGTGAATCATTGCTACTCATAGCTGTTTGTTCTGGTGGACCAGTCGGAGTAATTGTTATACTTGTTGAGCTTCCAGATAAATTTTCATATCTTGAATAACTTTTAAACCCACCTGTTCTTTGAATTGCTAGAATATCAGAGTCATTAGCTAAAGCTTGCATAAGTTCACTTAGCATATCATTCATTTTAGCAACTCCTTCAAATTAGCTTGCGCTGTCTTAACAAATTTTTGTCCTTGAGCATTTGAAAATCTTTGTAAAGCACCAAAACTTTTATAACGATATGATTTACCATTTCTGACAAAGCCATTATTTTCAAGATGGACAAGTCTCCAATGCTTACCGTTGTTACCTATCTTTATGACGGGGAATCCTGATGTTCTAGAAACATTCCCTCGAACAACACCAGCTACTGTATCACCAGAATTTGCAAATTGAGAAAGGGTACTCTTTAAATCAACTACAGCTTCATCAGCGGCTGCTTTAAGTGCATCACTTTCTATCTTCTTCACACGAGTTTCACTAAACTTTTCTCTCAATTTTGCTTCAATTTCTTCAAACCCTTTGATTGTCATTGAACTACTCATTAAGATTCGTCCCTCCTAGAATTATTTTCAAGAAAGTTCGGTCATGAAAATCAGGCTGAATGTCTACTATCCCCCAAACCTGACCTGAATATCTAGGATCATCAATAATAACCTTGTCATCATTTTTAGGTTGATAACTCGTTAAGGGATCACGAATTTTTATTGTTGCTCCATTCTTAACGTTTTGGCTTCCTAAGATGCTCAAATCTTTATTGCTTGGGCTATACACATCCGCAAGTGTTTTAAACTTTTCAATCAGTTCTTTACCTCTTCCATCAAAAGAGGTATCAAGACCTACTCGTTTAAAAGTAACTGAAGTTCGCATCGTTCCATTGTTCGTTCGGTTAGAAGATTGAAGGACTTTCTGCGATTTTATCATCACTTTCCTCGCTTTCTTCAGGTTGATTAGCTAGAAAAACGTCACGAATGTTTTGAGCATAATTCTCTTTAAACTCATCAAGTGCATCATTGTAAGTATAGCGTGAACGCTCATAGATTAACTCCTCAACTTCGGGGTCAGTAGCATCAGATACACCAACCAACCGAAGAATTGAAGTATAAGAGGCAATGAGCATTTTTGTTAAATTGGCAAGTTCATCAGGATCTTCTGTATTAATCCGCATCCTTTGTTTAAAAGATTTAAGATGACCATCCGCCCAAGTTCCCGCATCGCTCATTTACTTCTCCTTTACTATTAAGCTTCTGTGACTGTAACTGGGGCAACATTAGACTGTAGCAAGTTTTACAACCCGAGCTGTATTATTGTCGTAAGCTTTTCCGTAGTAGAAAGCTATGACAGTATAAAGTTGCAAGTCTTCGAGAGCGAAAGTTTGGTCAAACTCTTGCATTCTTGTTCCGCCCATATAAGCCCAGTAGCGGTTAGCCGCAAAGATTACTGATTTTCCTTTTGGCACTGCAACGGATTGAACAATTTCAACACCGAAAGGTAAAACAGTTACCCAAACACCGTTATCCGTGAGATACATGAATTTAGCAAGAGTAGAGTAATAATCATCAGGATTAACTAACATTTTTACTTGTCCAGAGATATTTACTGTGATATTTTTTTCATTTTTAGAGAGAGCTTGCATTACAGGGGCGATTTTTTCTGCTGCATTATCAGGATCAATATCAGACCAATCTGCAAAATCGGCTTTATCTGGATACGTTGTTACACTACCCTTGATAGCGCCTTTAGAGAGATCCTTCATCAATCCAATAGGTTTTTTATTTCCATCTCCTGCAACTAAAGCTGTTTCGAGTGCCACAGCCATCGCTTCAGACATTTGAATGATAATAAATGATTTCAACCAGTCATAACCATTTTCAAGAGCATCTTTAGGGATTGCGACAAAAGCAGTTAATTTGTTTTGAGAGAAGTCTACTTCGTGGAAAGTTTGGTTTAATTGACCTTTAATGCCATCAAAAACTTCTCCCCAAACAGCCGTACTACCACCATAAATTGAATCAGCGACTGTAGCTCTCATTTTCAATCCGGCGCTTTGGAATTTGATAATATCTAAAAGCGGATGAGCGTTTTGTAATTCAAGGAACACTTGGTTCATGATTTCAAGAGGCAAGGTCACTTCTGGTTTCCCTACGCCAGAAGTAATATCATTAAAGAATTTAGTTTCATTTTCAGAAAGTCCATTAGTTGGACGCGAAGCCATTAATTCGTTGATTTTATCTGATGTTGAAGCATTCATGTTTTCCATAATTTCAGCTCCAAGAGTGTTCATCATTTTGTCAAAAGCTTTAGATTGTGCTGCTTCATCTGCACCCTCTTTTACTGCATTAGTATATTTCTCTACAGCCGCTGTGTAATTAGGTAGTTTTGTGTAATTCATTATTTAATTCCTCCAAATTTAAATAGTTGATTTTTAAGCGGCTTGTCTGCCGAGTTATTAGCTTCAAATTCTGCTTTTACTGCAGCTATTTTTTCATCAATTAAATTTTTGATTGACTCCATTTGCTCAGGATTGATTTCAATATTCATTGTTGATTCTTTGTCATTCTGCATAAGGGCGTTTATTTTAGAGACAGCCTCATCAGAAAGTAGTAAATCGTCACTAGCAACCATCATTGGTGTGGACTCGAACATGATTTCATCAACCAATCCTGCTTCTTTAGCTTGCTTGGCGTTATACCATGTTGTCGCATCCATTAATTCTTTTACTTCGTCAATGCTCTTATTCATTTTTTGAGCATACATTTCAGCAAAACCTTCACTAAGATTTTTTGAAGCACCAGCTTCATTACCTAAATCGCGATAATCGCCTTGTGCACCTGACTGCACATTGTGTATCATTACTGATGCACTTGGAGAAATTGCAACATGATCTGCGCCAAGCATGACGATTGTAGCTGCACTGGCACTATTTCCAGTTATTTCAACGTTTACTTTACCTGGATATTTTTTTAACGCAGTATACATATCGCTTGCAGCAGTAATTTCTCCGCCACCTGAACTCATAGAAAGAAGAACATCTTCTCCTTTTGCATTTTCTAAAAAATCTGTCATAGTTTTAGGAGTAACATTGCTGCGTTTAATAAAGTCATATACTGGACCAAGCGCATCAGGAATTATAGTCCCATTAAACTTAAGTGTCTTCACTATCTTTTCCTTTCTCTTCATAATTTTTTGTCATAATAAATCTGTCTCCGTCTGGTATTGGTGGTAAATTAGAAGCCTCACGTACTTCATTTATTTTCACTACGCCACTAGAGCCGACTTTATCAATCGCATCCGCACGGTCAAGAATATTAATCGTTTTAAAGCCAGTCATTTGTAAGGTATTCCCATTTATAAAACCTGATTCTTTTATTAATAAACTGGCAAATCCTTCAGATAACTTGTTTCCAAGTGGAATCGCTGCAGATTCAATTGCTAAATCTAAATTCTCAGAGTTATTTGCAGTCTCTCCAAGAACTAAAGCTGGTGGAATTCCTAGCAATCCAGCTATTTCACCAATAAAAATCTTCTTTAATGTCCCAAAATCCGTGATTTGATTTTGAAGCGTTGCTGATTTACTAGAAGAAATTTCATCATAAGCAGATTGTGCTTTACCATTGTCGGGGACGAATACAATAGGATCTGTGAGTAAACTTTGAGATAAAGTTGTCGCAAATTGTTTTTGAACTTTTTTTTGCTCATCTTCTTCAAGTTTGGTATTGACGGGAATACTTAACTTGGCTCTCAACTGACCAACTCGCAGTTGATTGGTAATTAATATTCCAAACAATTTCCCATAATCTTCCCACAGACTATCAATATATTTTTTTATTCCAATATTGTCATTATCCAAATGGAAACAGTCAACTCCTTGAGTAAATACTCTATCAAAATACTTTTGAGCATACGGACCAGAATTTGGAGCATTTGCGACATTACTACTTGAAAAATTAATCGTTACACCAGAATAGGTATTTCCATCTAATGAGTAGTTTGTAACAAAGCTATCAGCGACATAAAATTTATCATTATCTCTGATAACTAATAATTCGCCATTGAGTAGCTTTTTTACCATTGCTACTTTAAATTCACTGGCAGTTTGATTTGGATTAGGCTTTACATTTAAAGCATAATTAAAATCTGAATCTGTAATAGAACTTTCATTCTTAAATACAAATTTTCCTTTAGAAATTAATCGTGCCAAGTAACTTACACATGATTCTAAAGCAGCATTTTTCATTCCTAGGGTAGCTTGTGCATTAAATAAGGCTGTGTAACCAGAAACATCAGTGTTTTCACTTTTGCTTTTAACCGACGCCCAAATGTCTGAAAATAGTCCCACATTTTCTCCTTTCCGTACTTTTAATTCAAGTTTAATAGAAAAGTAGAGCAAAAAAGTAGCGTTTTTATAAATAAAAGGCTGCCCATTGGACAACCTATAATAAATATAGTTGACTAATATTGGCTAAGCCAGAGCATAACCTGCAGTGCACGTATTATTAAATACCGCTTTACGTGTAACTCCAGTTGCTTTTCCTGTATAAGTAAAGCTAAAGCCAGTGGTTGTTGGTTTAAAATCAGTCACTTCAAAAAAGTGATAAGTTTGTCCATTGTTTGTAAATACGATCAGCTCCATTTTTTCTCCTTTAATTTCTTTTGGTTTCATAGGCGCATTAGTTCTTTTAGGTCGCTCAATATCCATGTTATTCCTCCAACAATAAAAGGTTGTCCAATGGGCAGCCTATAATAAAATATAAGAGCAAGATAGAGCCGCGAACTCTATAACTTCTATTAGCGAAGTCGTTTCTGTTCCTTGCTGTCAGCTCCAACCGCACTGACTTATTAATATTATTTGGAAACTGTACTAGTATTATCAGCCCCAAATAATGTTGGACATAGCAAGTCAGGGAGTCGAACCCTGAGCGCCCGTGCCGTGCTTGCTACGCTGGTTTTATCGTCCAGCAACGTTAGAAGTATATCCAACCGAACGAATTACATTTTGTTTGCTTTCGCTGATAACTTCATAAGTAAATTATCTAATATTTTTACTCTCAAAAAGTATCGTTTTATCCCATAAACCAACCCAAATTATCATAGAAATCAGTGGTATCTACTTCATTTAGTAAATCAGCCTTGAACATCGCTGCTTCAAAAGCTTTAAATCCATCTGTTTTTCGTCTGACATCTTCTTTTTTGATATATTCCACATTCCCATCTTTTTTCAAATGTCTAAGTACATTATTTGTGTACCAGCGCATCATATCATTATCCCCAAAATTAATTTTTTGATTGGCGAAACTATCCTCAATTACGGTTGATAATTGTGCATCAATGGCTCTAAAGTTACGAATGACTTCCACACGATAACCGAGAGGTTCTTCAAATTTCCCATTCCAAGAAACCTCAAACCCTGCTTCTTCAAATTTAGGTTGTAAATACTCCCTCATTTTATAGCCATCTCCACAAATAGTTTGGAATTCATAGCCTTCTTCATCACGCATACGAACAAACCAATCTACAACGTGCTGTGCATCCATTGACGGTTCATCTAATACTGTGAGTAATCCCTCATCTTCCCATTGTCTAATCGGAGCAAATCGTCGCTTACCATTAACATTTTCATTTGGCTTTGAATAGCTATATATTCTATCGACAAATTCTTTACGAACAAACGAATGAGATTTGAAAACATAATCCCCATCAACCTTAAATAATGCACCAACTGCAATAAAGTCACGGGTAGAGGCAAAGTCAAATCCCCCAACTGCAGGTAGATTTCTTAATTCTGGAAATTCTTTTTTGGTTGCTTTCAATTCTTCATAGGTTGCCACACTTCTTTCGATGTCAGTAACCGGGAAATTTTGGCGCTTAGTCATGAATTCATCTCGTCCGCTAGGATTTAATTCTAAGTCCTCATATTCTTCCAGAACTGTTTCAAAAAGTCCTTGCGCATACTCTGTCATTGGAAGTGAAAACATAGGACTTGATAATTCCCAAAGGGTAGGGTCATCGACCTGTTCTGCCTTATCCAATTTGCAAATAAATGGAAACATAGCATTCCATTTCGCTTCGCCTTTAAGAACTTTGAGTGCCATATCTTTCATCTGGTCAATGAAGCCATCACGCACATAACCATCAGTTCCTATATAAAATTCACGTGGATTAGGTCGTTTACCTAGTCCAGAAATATGTACTTTTACATCTTTATTGCTTTCATATTGGTGGATTTCATCAAAAATAACCGCCCCATCTCGAAGTCCATCCTTAGTATTTCCATTTGAAGTTCTGAATTTAAAGAGCGATTTTGTCTGTAAGTTCTTGATTTCTGATTTACGTGGCTTACCAAATAGTTCTTCTAATTCTTCATGGTTCTCAATTGTATCGTGAACTTCATCAAAACTTGTTTTAGCTTGATCCTCACTATTGGCCACGATTGAAATGTTATAGTTGGCGATTCCATGCATAGGGGTTGTTAGATAACTTCCTATTGCAGAAAGTAATCCATTTTTACCATTCCCCCTGGCAATCATGATTAATATTTTTCGATAAACATTCCGATGATTTTCTGAAAAATATAAGAAAACAAAACTGATAATGAATTTTTGGAAATCTTCCAGTTCAAAGAAATATTTCTCTGTATAACCGATACAATTCTCGATTTGTTCAACGTCAAAAAATACCTCGCCTGATTCGAGACGAGGCACTACCTCACGTTTAATATAATCAACAAGTAATTTTCGTTCATAGTTGAATTTGACCATGCCCGCATAATAACCGTCAATGTACTTTTGAACGTAATCGATCACTTCGTAAATTTACTCCAATCTTTTTCGCCACTATTTTTAGGTTTTGATGTTCGTTTTTCTTCAAAAAATTCATCTAACTTAATTAAGGCAGCATTTACTTTTACTTTTTCTGCAATAGCAGGGTGTGGTTTTTTTATCTCATTTTCACCAGAAGAAACCAGAATCATTACTCCTGCTTTATCAATTGCTTTGCTTAAATTTTCAAAATTAGAAACTAAGCTGCAGTATCGGTACACTTTTTCTAATTCAGATGGTGAATTTTTATCTATTAGAGATAGTAGTTCTTTAGACAGCGCATTGGCTTCTGAACTTTTAACATTTCCGCTTTTTTTAACATTATTTTTAACAGAATTTTCTTGATTAATTGATAAAAAATAATCAATATCTATAATAATATCTTGCAAATTCACTTCTAGAACTTTAGCAATTTCTATCCAAATATTTTTGTCCTTTGGTTTCCGTTTACCATTAGCATAATAGGAAAGTCGAGCATTACTAATCTCAATTCCTTTTTGCTCAAGTAACTTTTTTAAGTCAGAAAAACTCATGTTTTTATTATCTAAAATTTCCTTTAACCTATTTCCGAACATTTAACAGCCCTTTCTTATAAAATGTTGTGTTTTTTTGGTTAATTAAGCCAATCGTTCAGTCAAAAACGTCGAAAATGACCCATTTTTTATGACCGGGGGGTATCTTACATAATTATTTTTTCTATTTCCGAACTTTATTAAAAATAAAAAATCTCATCATCAAATACTTTTCTATTGTCGTTGTGCCTATCATGCCTTATGTTATGGCAATCATGGCATAGCGTGCGCAAGTTGCTAGGTTCGAGTGCTAGCTCAGGATAGTATTCTAATTCCTTAATATGATCTACTTCAAGCTTCGCTGTCTTAGCCGTTGTCACACGGCCTTTCTTCTTGCACCATACACATTCATAATTATCACGTTTAAGAACTTGTTTCCTGACTGTTTGCCAAGCAGATCTACCATAGAACCTGTGTCTTGCCTTTGGTGTACTCACATCTATCATGATTCAATCGTAAAACAAAAACGCTACGAAAAAGTAGCGTTCTTTATATTATTCATGAAACATCTTAAGTAAATGACCGCCGTCATATTTCTCAGCAAACTGTTGCGTTGCTTTATTATTTCTTGCAATGACTGCAGTCTTTGAGTAATACATATTCATTGTGATCTTAATGATGCCCCAGCCATCAATGTAATAACGTTTGAATATCTTACGATCATCTTCGTCTTTAATATTGTCTAATGCTTCATTGATAAGCTGAGATTGTTTGGCATTCTTCTTATTGCGAATGATAATTCTTAAGGTCATTCGAACATCATGCCATTGTGCTTTCGTCAATTCTTTTGTCATATTCTAACTCCTGTTATGTTATAATAGTATTATAATAAATCAGTTTTTAAAGCCCATTGCCGTGGGCTTTTTTTGTTTAATAGTGTATAATATACATTGGTCAAATATATTACACGAACTAAGTTGATAATTAGTTGCTCCATACTACTGACCAAGTGTGGAGTTTTTTAGTACCCAAACCATATAAAGCGCAATATTCGGAGTAATAACCCTAAAAATATTAAGCAAATTGCTATAAACAGCAGCCACACAAAGGCATTACCAATAATTTCTCCTGATTTTTTAAACATTTTCCCTCCAGTTGAGTTTAGCGAGTTCCTAGCTCAGTATGATATAATTTGTTAGACCATAAAAATTATCCATGAAACATTGTTCTATTAAGCTCGAATTTGGTCAGTTCGGGCATTTTTATTTTGAATAAATTATTGGTCTGTATGATATAATATAACTGACCGAAAGTAATATAATAAGTTGTTGTAAATCGTATTTCGCTCAAGCTTGGTCAGCTTGGGCTTTTTTTGCGTTCAATCCATATGTTTATCAAGCCATTTTTCAGCTTCTGTCATTGTTTTCTCTTTCTTTAATAAGACAAGCAGTACAAAGTTCACGACCAAGAGGATAAGGTGGGTTTTGCGTATAATCCTTACTCATCACAAAGTCAAATCTACCTTTGCAATTATCACAAATCTGATTAAGTTTTTTTGATTCCGCCATCATTCCTCCCCGAACACGTTCTCAGACTCGTCAAGGTCTGAGCGGTTGAAATAAGACTGGTCCACATATAATTCACCGCAACGAATACAATATGTTGGTGCTTCATCTCCAATAAGTGCTGGTGGGTCATAATCATGCCCGAACAGCTTACACATTAGTTTCATTTTCTATTCCTCCACCATTTTTTAATATCATTTTTGAAAATGAATATGATAAAAGCCATGATAATAAGTCCCCAAATTGGAATAGCGATCATTGCTGCTTTTATGATTCGTATTAATAATTCTTGCAATTCATTATTCATTCAATCCCTCCCCACCAGTCATTGACCAGCGATATTAGTTTGTCGGTCATTCAATATATCCTCCTAAGTAGCTTGGTTCTTCATTTTCATCAATATCCATAACAGATATGGTAGTATAATCTAATTTCATTTCACTAGCTCGTTTATTAGCTTTCTTTTCGGTTGAGAATACTCCGAAAAGTTCTATTGATGAACCCCAATTTTCATCACAGGTATCTGCGGTTAAAACATATACTTTCATTTTATTTTTCCTTATTTTATTCTATTAGTGGAATCCAGTCAGGAAATTTACTTTCAATATGTTCAATTGCCTGTTCCGTCCATTCATTAATCCCTAAAAATTCCATTGCATCTTTGCTGTGAGGGATAACATTTATCTCTGAGAAACCAATCGGATTATTAGCACTGTTTTGAATGAAATAAACTTGTTTCACGGCCATTTCCAATGCATCACCATGAATGATTACACCATTCATTCCTCGAATTGCAAAGGCATGAATCAAGAATGAAATAGCTTCATCCGATAATTCTAATGCCTGGTACCAATAGTTACTCGGCAAATAGTTAAAAAAGTCAGCATTCATTCGGTCATCTTGCCATTTTTGAATAATTAGAGTTCCTGTTCCTGCTCCAGTTAAATCAGCACCTCCAGAACCACCTACAAGCAACGCTGTGAGCTTACCAAGTGCATCTGGTGTATAATGCTGTCCTTTTGCCGAAACAGCTGAGTGAGTCATAAAATAATCTCTGAAAAAATCAACACTCATGTCATGGTGGATATTTAAGATTTTAGAATAAAATTCTTCACGTCCTTTTTTATCAAAAACAAGTTCTTGAATTCGATTTGTGAAATTCATATGTTCATCAACATTGAGCATGTCATAGAATTGCTGCTCAGTAATTGTCATCTATCCCCTCCCCCACTTTCACTAAATCACGAGTAAGCGGGTTGAGGTAAACCATAGCTATCTTAGAGTTTGTAAACTCAGAATCACCATTGTCAAACCAATCAATAAGCTCTTTGCTCATTTCATCTGAATAGAAATAGAATTGCCAATTAGCCCAGTTAGTATGAGCAAACTTATCAATTTCATCCGCAATGCTTTTCGGAATCGTGAGCTGGGGTTGAACTCTTTTCCCGTTTTGTTGGATAATATCTCTCCAACCTTGAATTTCTTCACTCATCGCCGCTCCCTTCAAGTTCTTCTTTTGTCAATCCATTCTTAACTACTAGACCAACTGGGCACCCATCCCATCCAATCGCTGCGAGTGCATCATAAGCTATTTTTGCATCTTCTGTTGCTTCAAATCCGACCAATGTGCCTCCTCGCCAAATTTCTTGTCTGGTATAAGCTATTTCTGTCAGTGCATTTTTCGCAGTGTTAAGCTGTTCTTGGAGTTTTTCAATATCATCACGTAAAGACTGTACATATTTTGCCTCTTCAAGTTCTTCGAGTTCAATTTCTCGTTTACTTAACATTTTAGGTAAATCGCTCATTCATCTTCCTCCGCTTCAAGCGCCGCATTCTCAGCTAATACAACATCAATATTCTTTCCAGTCACTTTTTCGATATAATCAACTGCAAGTTTATGGGTTTTAGCTAGGTCCGCAAGCTTTCTGTCTACAAGGTTTCCCACAACAATATCTTGAGTGATATTTGCTGCTGTGCTCGCTTCAATCAACGTTTGAATACAGCTCTCTAGTTCTTCTTGGAGTTTTTCAACCTTATTCATTAATTCAAGATATTTACTGTCATATTCAAAATCAGACAAAAAGGTATCAAAACTAAAAGCTGTACAATAATCAACATCAGTAGTTTCAGGATGTCCATTATTGGTAACCCAAACTACAATTTCATTAGTATGCCAATGCGGCCCGCAATCAATAACGTTATAAAAGTCACCTCGTGTATATTCTGTTGAGCTTTCTCCGACATATCTAAATGACATGATTTGATAAGGTAACCCTAACTCCACTCGTAATAACTTTCCATTCGTTACTATTTTTTGGTCTTGGCAATATAAAGCCAAAACATTATCTTGTCCGGTTTTAATCATTCTCACACCTCCCCAGTTGAGCCAAAACCGCCTGTACGCTTTCCATTTGCGTTGTCATCGTCTGTTGTAAGGTATTTGACAAATACCCCTTGCATTATTCTTTGACCTTTAGAAATGGTTACAGGCTCTTTTGAGATGTTCATAAATAAGCCTTTAAATTCTTGCGGATAGTAATCTGAATCGATAATTCCTACTGAATTAATCAATGCAATGCCACGCTTAACTGGATTACTTGAACGGTCGTATAATTTCAATACTTCATCATCACCAAGTTGAACAGCTAGCCCAGTGCTTACCATTTTAATTTCATCAGGTTGAATCGTAACTGTTTCACTTGCTGAAATGTCATATCCTGCGCTATGTTTTGTCGCTCGTTCTGGAATAGTCGCATTTTCGTTTAGTTTTTTAAATTTTCTTGTCATTCTCCGTCCTCCACAGGCACAAGCTCATAGCTCCCAGTTTGCATGCTGTCGATTTCTTGCTGGGTGAATGATAATTTCCACGCTGTGCCAATAGAATGCGTAAGTGGGTCTTCTCCAGTCCAAAAAAAGTATCTATCCTTGTCTTTAAACCGATTATCCTTTGCAAGGAATTGTCCGGTTAACTCATCTCTCAAATAGAACAGCTGCGGTTTTTCGACTGTGTAGCCGTCTAGCCATGCACGCATATAATCTTCTTGGTGTTCAGAAATCCAAAATACAATATCTTGTAGTGTTTCTTCTGTAAAGCCAGTTTCTTCGTATGTTTCTGGATTTTTTAGTGGTTTAAGGCCTTTAGTTTTTAATATTTCTATCCACTCAGCAACATCTTCAGGCACGGCTGGAATAGCTTGCTGTTGGAATTTAGGTTCAACTGCCATACCGTTTGAATCGAATGTAGTACGCTCATCTCGCATGAATGAGTTTTCGTTTTCGAGCTTAAGAATACGTTCATCTTTCTGTTTCGACTCATATTCAAGATAATCGGCATATTGACGCATTTTGCGGTATTGGCTGAAAACTTCTTGCATATTATTATTTAGTTCAGTGAGTGGTCCATTAGCCGGTCTTTTTACTTCTTCTTCAAACTTAGTCATTTTTCGTGTCCTCACTTTTTTCATCTTCACAAGTGAAGCAAATATAATGCCCTTCATCTAAAACCTTATCAACGATTGAACTTTCAGTTGTAAATATGAAATTCTCTTTGCATTTTTCGCATGTTACATTTATTTTTTTAGTCATTTTTCGTGTCCTCCAAGATTGCGATTAGTTCGCTACCATTTTTTATTTTGATAATTTTTATTTTTCTGTAAAGGAAACCGCAGCTGAAAGCTTCAATATCATTACCACATTCAAATTGGACTATGATTCGATTTTTTTCAGTTTTTAAAATAACTGTCATTCCTTCTTCAATCACTTTTAGTAAACTTTCAACTGTCATTTATACACTCCTAACCAGTACATCATCTAGCCAAACTTCTCCGATAAAGTCCTTTGAGATTGCACTATTAAGAAAATCAGTTTGTTTTTTCAGCCATTTTTTATTCCAAGTTGATGCATCTGGCAAAGGACATAGATTTGCGTCATAAGCTTGAAAAGCCAATTTAAGTTCATCAGATTCTTTTTCATCAAATAAAAATTCTACAGTTGCATATCCTAGTCCATTTGAAAATCCACATTTATATTTTTCTGTCCACTTCATCTAGCTGCTCCTATAATCCTAATTCTTCTTTTCTTGAGTTTTCGATTGCCATTTGCGCTCTGATATTTCTTCGCAACCTACGTTCTTCTTTTGTTTCGTGCTTTCTTCGGTCACGATCGGTTATTTCATCAGAAGTCTTAGATTTTGAACCACCATAAGGCTTCCAACCGGGATATTTATCCATCATCGCTTTTTCATTTACAATGGCGACTTTGACTGCGTTCTTTTTTGGAGAATTAGCCATACCATTTTTAACCCAACCAGCGACTGAATGAGGTGATACAAGAATCATTTTTGAAAGCTCTTTTTTTGTACCAGTTCCCATTTTTATCCCATTGAAATATACATCATAAATTTTTTCTAATCTTGCCATCTCCTGCCTCTTTCAATCCACTTAGTTTATTTTTCCATTGCTCATGAAACCATTCGTCGTCTTTGTCAGCAACTTTATGATTCTTCAAGATATCCTTGTCTTTAAAATCTAGGACATTTTTTTCTTTTTGCGTTGTCATACTAACACCTCACATTTTAGCTTCTAAGCGCTTTTGCCTAGTTCGTGATAAATTATCCATGAAATGGTTTAAGCGCTCAATGTAACCGTAATTTTCATGAATTAGAGCTATTAAAGTTCAATTGCTAAACCTTGAATTAATTCTTCAAGTGTTTTGTATAAATCTTTCCATTTCATTTGCTTTGAATGGTTGTATTTATTGCAAATATCTAAGTAAAGCTTAGAGAGTTCGTGATTGTGCTTAGTTCGACCGCTGATTTTCACAGACAATTCTTTGTGGTTAGCGTTGAAATTATTATTTCTTGCCAATCCATACAGCTTTTTCAAAGTGACAAAATTTGTTTTAATCAATTTTTTCTCCAATTGCTTCGAGTGATTCTTTAGCATAGTATCTAATTTGTGATGGATACTCCTCAAATAAATCTAGCTGTGTCACGTTATTTTTGATACGCTGCAGCGACTTGTTATAGTATTCTTCGTTAGTTTCAAAGCCAATGAAATTTCGCTCAGTGTTTAAGCAAGCAATTGCTGTTGTACCTGAACCCATGCAATTATCAAGTACTATATCACCTTTATTTGTATAGGTTTTAATAAGATATTCAAACAAGGCCACTGGCTTCTGTGTAGGATGTAATGAACTATTTTGTGTATCTGTACTAAATATTTGAATACTACGAGGATATCTTTCAGTAGATGAGTAAGTGTAATCTTGCTTCATTTCACCATAAACATCAGTTTGATGTTCGCTTGAACGAAAAGATGTTTTTAAATTATGACCTGATGTTTTTTGTGGATTATAAGTAGGTTGATTTTTGTAAAAAACAGAAATAATTTCATGATTTCTCATGGGTTGCTTTTTTGCATTTAAAAACCCTGTTCCTTTTACTTTGTCCCATATCCAATCGTATTTATAAATTTTTAGATTACTCAATCTTAAATGGCTGCTAAATGGTTCAGCTCCAGTTAGAACAATTGCGCCATTATCTTTGATAATTCGCTCATATTGTTTCCAGAGCTTATCAAATGGAATTATAATATCCCATGAACAGTTGGTGTTTCCATAAGGCAAATCACACAAAATCATATCTACAGAACCATCAGGGATTCGCTTCATTCCTTCCAAACAGTCCTCATTGTAAATTTTGTTTAGTTCAATCATTTATTTATACCTCTGTAATTTCAATTTCTATTCTGTTTTTCTCGTCATTAACCTTTTTAGCTTCAAGCCATACAATCTGGCTGTCGTCACTGTAATAACGCAACTTAGTCATATAATCTTGTAAGTTCTTCATAAGATTGTCTAAGTCAGGTCTGCTTGTTTTCCATTGCCACCAACGCTTTTTTTGCTTGATAGCGTAGAAAAAAGTAACGGATAGCTTCAAAGGAACATTTTTTTCAAAGCACTCTTTCGGTTTATTTTTCATGAGTTGAGCTTTAAGGCTGTAGTTTTTTGTCCCTCTACGGTCATAGAATTGAAGTTTCCCTTTCACTTTTTTAATGCCTTTTTGCTGCTGAGTAGTTGGCATTTTATCCAATTCAATTTCAAACTTCACTTGCTTCTCCAAATCTAGCAATTGCAGGCATCTGAGCCATGCGATTAAGGATAAAAATAATCTCATGCTCAGATTTCTCTGCCAGCTTCTGCTTTTTAATTCTTCCGAGTGGGTAATGTTCGTTTTCCCACTGCTCAATGATTATTGTTTTCATTGCTTCTCCTAGAATGGCAACTGACTAACACGCTTATCTTTAATATTTTCAAAATTGAATGCTTTTTTTCCAATACCTCTGAACAAACGGCTATATGTCCTGTTATGATATTTTTTTCTTATTTCATCACTTTTTAGATTAGTGGTAATAATTGTCTTAGTCCTTGCATCCAAAACTTCTGTCAGTAAAGACATCGACCATTCTGTTATTTTTTCACTTCCAATATCATCAATAACTAATAAGTCAGTATTTCTAAAAACTTCCATGAAGTATTCAGTTGAATAAAAGCTGTCTTTATTATCAAAACTATCTTTGATTAAGTGAAGAACCTCTGACCAACTTGCAAAAATAACGGTTAAATCAGTATGCTGCAAACAATCTTTTAAGATGCTCATGGCTAGGTGACTTTTCCCTGTTCCTGCTGGCCCGCTTACTACAGTATTTCCCTCACCGCCAGTATAATAATATTCAGATACTTCTTTTGCGAACGCCAAAGCTCTCTTTTCTTCGTCAGTTACTGCATTAAAATTTTCAAAACTTGCTTTTTTTATTGTCATATCTCTCACAATGCTATTGCGATTAAGCCTTTTGACAAACTCAGCTTTTTTCCTACGTTTAATCACTTCTTCAGTCTCACGATAGACAACATCGGCATAACCACAGTTCATAATCAAAAAAGGTTCATGTCCACTCAATGCTGTTTTTTCGTTATTATCAAATTTATTTTTCTCTTTAAGATATTCGTAAAATTTAGAATAACTTTTTGAAACTTCATCGCTAGTCATCTTATTATCCGAAATGAATTTTTCTATTTCTGGACGAGCGATAACTTTATCAGTCATTGCATTAAATTTATTCATATCAACAAATTTTCCAATAACATCTCCGATACTTTCCATTTCTTCCTCCTAAAATGGCAATCCAAGATCATCATAAGGCTGTGCTTGTTCTTGGCGCATTGGTGTCTGGTTAAGGTAATTATCAAACTTCGTTCCGAATAAAGTTGACGGCTGTAAATATTTTTCTGCTGGTTGACCATTTATTGTTTTGCCTGTCCAGTCAGCAACTTTATTATCAACGACCTTCTTAAAGTCATCTAGTTTATAATCCTCATTCCACCTCGCTTTGATAAAACGTTTGTGAGCTTCAGTAGTTCTAAAACTTCGCCCTGTTTTTTCATTCAAGTAAGAAATAATTTCAGAATAAGGAATAACATCGTCAGATTTATCTGACATAGTATTATTATTCTTTTTCTTATTCTTACTCTTATTCTTATCTTCTTCTGTTGCGTCACGTGACGTCACGCTAACGTCACTATTTTCTATAAGCTTCTTCCGCTCTCGATACTTCTTATTACGCTCAGCATTTAATTTTCTGATTTTCTCCATTCCATCAATGTTTTGGTGCTTTTCCCAATTACTGATACCAATCATGTTGTTATCATATATCTCAATCAACTTGTTATCATATATCTCAATCAACCCAAAGTCTCTGAATGTTTTAAGAGCCAATCTTACAGTAGAAACAGGTCTATTACACAAAGCAGAAATCATTTCATCAGTATATGGAATATGATTACTTAAATAGACAAGCCCAGAATCATTTGTTTTTCCCGCCAAACTAAGCAAGTAAACCCATATTCTAAAGATCGCATCATTTTCTGGCATCTCATCAATCAACTTCATTTTTTCATCATCGAAAATATTAACGCTCAATTTAATCCAACTAATTTCAACCATTCGATCTCCTTTCTTCTATATTTATTTCAAGTTTTATTTTTCAAATTAAAGGCTGGGGGATGTTGCGCATTGCCTATCCCCTCGAATTTAAGCATTTGTTACGCACGCTGCACCTGGTTGTTAATTAAAATGGTAGGTCATCATCTGAAATTTCCATTGGATCA